TAATATAAAATCCTCTATTTATATATTTAACCATACGATTAATTGTTTTATTGGCACGATAATTAGAATATGAATCAGTTTCTTCTCCACACATTTTATTGATATATGTTGGTTGTATTGATAAAACAGAATAATCAGGCTTATCAATTGTATTTACAAAAGATTTGGTAGCAAAATCAAATCCTATAGCACATAGGTCAAAATCAAAATTTAATTTAATAAATTGGATCGGTTCAATATCCACAACTATCAATTGATATTTTTTCCAAACTTGTTTTGAATATCCATATTGATCACTAATTTCACATTTTGTTTTAATTTCTACAATTTTAACAATATTTTTCATATTGTATTTAGAATATTTATTTTCATTTGATTTATTTATAATAAAATCATTAGTTTTTATAAATTCATTAAATTCATTATCATTTATATACAAGTCAATGTCATTTGGTCTAAATGTTTTATCTGTAATATATCGTAAAATATTTGAACCTGCTACAACAACTCTAAATTTACTAAATAATTTTATTTCTTTATCAAAATAACATTTTAAATATTTTTCAGAATTTAAATTTAAATTTTTAATTGGGTTAAATGATTTTTGTTGTAATTGTTTGGGAAATCCAGTATTTATTAACCAATCCAAAATAAATTTATCTTTTTTTTTAAGTTCACATATGTTAGTCATAGAAATATAATTATTTTGTAATATATTAATTTTTTGAATAGATAAGCAATATTCATTATTCCAAAAATCCATAAAAAATGTTTCTTTTTTAAAAAACATTAATTCATTCAAATTGATTGAGTTATAAAATGTAAAATACTTAAATATAATATTATTTGATGAAGACTTGGATAAAAAATTATTAATTTTATGATTGTCAATACGAAATCTTGGTAATGTATATACACAAGGTGCTTTAAATTTAATGTGATTTAAAATTTCACAATTACATGTTCTACTATGAATTTCTTGATATACTGGTGTATTTTTTGGAATAATTATTGGAGTTAAATAATTACCGAATCCGGTAAATTGATGTAAATTTTCTAAATTGCAAAAATATAATCCTCCTCCACTACAGCATCCAGTAGGATTAAATTCATTTGTATCCACATTTAATCCTGGTTTATATTCAAATCCTTTTGAAATATTTTCATATTTTGTTAACTTGAAAAAAATTTTATATTTATAATCATTACACATTGATGTATAATGATAATTTTTATATTTATTGGTACATTCAATATATTTAGTGTCATCTTTGTATTCATTATAAATTTTATGATATAATACTGTCCATAATTCTTGGTTTGAAAATATTTCTATTGTCATATCTATATTTTCTTCAAGATATTTATATATATTAGGACTATCTAATATATTTTGTTCAATATATGTCATTTGTTTATCGTAATTTAGGGATTTTTTTATAAAAATTATTGTTTATTATATTTTTTTCAATTTTTTAATTTTTTTATAATAAAAGTTATTTTTTATTTGTTACTTTTTTAGCCAATTCTATAAGTAAATGAGGAGTTATTGGCTTTGATAATACTTGTTTATAATTTGTTAAAATAAATTTATTTATAAAATTATATGTATATTGAATTTGTTCACAAGAATCAGAACCAGCAATTGTTATTGAACCACTTTCAAAAACAAATATACTGACTGTTTTATTTAAATTTGGAATATTATATTTTATGTTAACACAAGCTTGTACATTTGGATCTAATAAAGCATCAAATCCATTTGCTACTAATAATTGTCTCAAAACATCTCTTTTAATTTGAAAACTAACATTAAAATTTGTATTTATCATATGAATATCAAACATATAAACATTTTGTATTTTTAAATGTTCATATGGATTTCCTTTATAATTATCCAAATTATAATTGAAAATAATATTATTGGGATCTAAATCTTTAACATTTTTTAAGAATTTTTTTTTTTCAAATTGTTGATTTTTATTTATAATTGCTTTTGTTTTTTTTAATTTTTCAAACACTATTTCTAAACATTTTGATATATTACTTAAATGTTTACATCCTGTCATTTGTATTGAACCATTTATAAATAATTTAACGTTAATTGTTTTTTCTTTTTCTTTTTGTGTTAATTTATCAATATCTAATCCCATTAACATTGGGGTACTAAACATCAAAGATACTTGATTGAAAAAATCTTTTGTTACTTTTCTTTTTTTTTTTTTACTTGTTTTTGTTTTTTTAACATTAACTAAATTATTAATAATTCTATTACCATATTTTTTTCCAGTTAGTATTTCATCAAAGTCATTAAAATAATATGCAATATTTTCTACATCAAATAATACATTAATTTTGCAAGTTATTGTTGCTGTAGAGATTGGAAGATCATAAGGTAAATTGTAAGCATATAATTTCGCTTTATCTAAGCCACTTATTAATTCCGTCATAATATACTATATTTTTTATTTATAATAAAAATCAATTTTTTTAATATTTTATTTAATATATACAATAAAATATAAATAATGGAAAAAACACAAAATTATAATTTATTCAAAGAATCATTACTTACTACTAACAATACAAATGTTTTAGAATCAATAAATATTCAAACTATAGAAGTTAATAATAATCAAAATACCAAGTGTAATAATGTTGATAATATTGACATTTCTGAAATTCAATTAAAATATAATAATTTAAAAAAAAAAATTAATTTATTATGGAAAAAAATTGAATAAAAACAATTTATTTTTAATTAAAATTAATTAAAAATAATTAAGGATAAAACAAATTAAATTTTTAATTACAATATAATATACAATGAAAAAAAATTATTTTTTAACTATTGATGTCGGAACTAAAAATTTAGCAATTTGTGTATGTGAATATAAATCTGATTCTAATATTCTTTCAAGTAATATTATTGAAAGAATAAATATAATTGATTGGGAAATTATTGACGTATCTTATAAACCACTTTATTGTAAACAAGTTAAAAACAAAAGAGCAATTTGTAATTGTCAAAGTAAATATTACAGTTTAAAACCAGGTACTACATTACATTCTGAACCTGAAAATTTAATTGGCTATTGTAAAACTCATATTAAACAAATTAGGGAATATAATAAAAAAAAAGAAAATAAACATAATCAAATTAAAACTTGGTCCATTAGTTCTAATCCAATTTATAAAAATAATTTTTCAACTCAAATGGAAAAATTACTTATTGGATTAGAAAATTTTTTTAGTCGTATTATTTTGACACCATATCATTTTGTATTAAATAAATATTTAACAATTTCTAATTTAGATATTTATATTGAAAATCAACCAGTTTTTAAAAATCCAATTATGAAATCAATAAGTATTGGTATATATACATTTTTTTGTATGAAAAAAATCCTATATCCAAATTCAATTAATTCAATAAATTTTATTAATGCTACTACAAAAACAAAAGAAGATTTTGTCATTAAATTAAGTAAATTAGTTGGACTAGAATCTGAAATAAAAGATTTTGAAGTATATAAAAAGAGAAAAGATTTTTCGGAAGATATTGTTAATCAAATTATTCCAAAATTAAAATATAATAACGAATATATTAATAACATTATTTCAACTTCAAATTATGCTATTACTAAAAAAAAAGATGACCTTGCTGATACATTGTTATATCAAATTTATATAATAATGTATTTGCTCTAATTTATATTTGAAATATAATTATGTTTTTATTCGTCTATCTCAATTAGATTTTTGTTATCTTTTGGTTTAAGAATAATATTTTTATTATCATGAAATAAATTAATAGTATCTTTATAAACCATTTCTCTAAAATCTTTACATCTTTTAATTTGAGCTGTATTATTAGCATCCCCATTAGCTTGTTCATCTTCTAAATCATCCAAATGCTCTAAATCACATAAATCAACATATTTTTTACTTGTATTAAGACGTGATTTTGCTTGAAGATTATTCATATAAATTTGTTTTAATTCATCTAATATTGTTTTAGAATGAGAAATAACACCGTCAATCACTAAATTAATCATTTGAATATTATCAGTTTTCCATTTACCATTATTATAAATTTTAACATATCCACGATTTTTATCTGTGATAACAATGTTATGATATTCTGGAAGAGATTCATTTATGTAAATATTTTCTATCATTTGAAGAATTATTGCTTTTCCATACAATCTAGGATTCATAATTGGTTGAACAAATAATTTTTTATCAACATTTGCCAAATCCATATTATTAAAATTAATAATATTATTATTTACTATGTTTATTTGTTCTATGTTTATATTTGATTTTATTTTCTTTTCTTTCAATTGAGTTTTAATACGTTCATTATCTTTTTTAAGTTCTTTATTTTCTTTTTTTAATTCTTCTAATTGATCTAAAATGTAATTTATTTGATTAATATTTTTATTTGAATTTAAATCTTGATTATTTTTTTCTTTACATCTTCCATCTAAATGTCTATCCAATCCATATTTTCTAGCAAATGTTTTTAAACAATAAACACATTGATTTTTTATGTCTGTTTTATTTTCATCATTATTATCATTAATATTATTAGTATTATTATTTATATCAACATATAAAAAATTTTTATTTTCTTGTTCAATTTCTTCTACATCTTCTTTTTTATCTACTTCATTATTATTTAAAATACACGGTTTTTTTTTATTTTGATGTGTTTCATAATGATCTTTTCTATTACCAAAATTTTTACCACATTTACAAATATATATTATATATGGTTTTAATATTTTTTTACCCATTTATTATATATAACTGTTATATTTTTAAATTGTTTTTAGGTATTTTTATTATTTTTTTTAGGTATTTTTTATATTTTTGGAGTAACTTAGGTAAATTTATATTATTATGGTATTTTTTGGAGTTATTTTTATATACATATAACTTTTTATTTTATTACAATCATAAATACATTTTAAATTTAATATTATTTTAGGTATTTTCAAACTATATTTTAGGTATAATTGATTAAAGTTTAAAATAAAAAAAGTTATATGTATAACAAATAAAAACAAGTATCTAAAATAAATATTTGGGGACCTGGGGTATCAAAAAAATTTGAGAGAGAGTTGTAAAAATAAAATAGTCAAAGTTATGATTTTTTAAAAAAATATACAAATCAAATAAATTTATTTGTACATTATTAAACAAATTAATCAGTTAATAAATTAAATACATCAGTAATTGGTTTAATAAATATTTTTATATCCTCACCAATTGGTAAAACAAATCTATCTCTACATTCTATTTCTTTATATTTGTTTAGTTTTGTCAATACTATATCTTCTGCTATTTTCATTTGGGATTCATTTTTAAATGATTTTGAATAAATAACTTCATGTGTTTGTAATTTATCATATGTACTTAATCTTTCTATTAAATTCTTTGCTTTTCCTATTGTATATGTTCTTTTTGATTTTGTATATTCATTTGTAATAATATATACTACATTTGTGGATTCATCATATTTATTTCTAGTTTGCTTTTTTAAAATCATATTTTCTAAAACTTTAATTCTTTTATCACGATCTTTAATAATATTTTCTTGTTCTTTAATAATTTTAAGATTAATATCTACTTTACCTTTAGTAAATATTGTCCTTATCCAAATACTTACTTGAAAAACAAATGATGGTGAAATCCATTGGGCTAATTGAATTGCTAAATCTGGGTGAATCCACGTACCTTGTTCAAAATTATTGCTATTTCCTTTTTTAATATCTACTAAAAGTGATGCCGGGATTCCGGCATCACTTGCCAATACTCTTATTAGTTCTTTAGTAGACTCAAGACTAATCCAATGTGAAAATTTTTTACATCCAGCTTTGCATAACTGAGTTGCATTAATAAAACCATCAGATTTTCTATAATCAATGATATTTTGGTTTAAAATTAATGTCATAGGATTTTTATCATCATTTTGTTCAATTTCAAATTGTTTATTTTTAATAATTGTATTTTCCCCAATTAAATCATCAAAATTATCATCTGGAATATTTGATTTAAAATTATTACTTTTATGTACAATAAATTCTTCTAATTGTTTATCTTTTTGAATTAATTGTTCAATCAATTGATTATTAAATTTTAAATTTGTATTTGCAGGTATAGTTATTTCTAAATCTTTAATTGATTTATGAATATCATCAATGTTATTAGTTTTAGGAATTAAAATATTAATTTGTTGTTTTAAATCTTCATTTACTTTTTTAACACCATTTAATTCTTGTTTTATTTCGTCGAAATTAGAAATATTTATTTTTGGTTGTTTTTTCAATTCTTTGCATCTTCCATCTAAATGTCTTTCCAATCCATATTTTCTAGCAAATGTTTTTAAACAATGAGCACATTGATTTGAATTATTTTTATTATTAAATATATCATTTAATTCACACAACTCGTTAATTTTATTGTCATTAATAATATTATTTTTTAATTCAACACAATAAATATTATTATTTTGTTCCTGATTATCATTAGGTACACAAGGTTTTTTTTTATTTTTATGTCTTTCATAATTATCTTTTTTATTTTTAAAATCCATTCCACAATCACAAATATATTTTATGTGAATATTATTTTTTAATCTCATTAATTATATAATATATTAATTATATTTTTAAATATTTTTTTAGGTATTTTTGTTATTTTTTTTAGGTATTTTATTATTTTTTGGGGAAATTTGGGAAAAAAATAATATTTTGGGGTTTTTTAGGGTTATTATTATACTTATATCTTTTTATTTTAGGTATTTTTATTATTTATTAATTATATTAACTTTTATATTTTTTGTGTTATTATGTTTATTTTTTAAGCGTAAACACATTTTATATTTAATATTATATTTTAGGTATTTTTAAAATTATATTTTTAGGTATATTTGTAAGTTTTATAATTCAAAAGTATATATGTATAATTAATTTAAAAAAAAATAAATATATAAAAAATTGGGGACTGGGGTATCAAAAAAATTGAGAGAGAGTTGAAAAAATAAAAAAAAATAGTCAAAGTCTGGGTTTTTAAAAAAATTCCAATATAAACATAATCAATCTTACTAAACAAGTAAAATAAATTTAATCTTATTAAATATTTACATTTGTCATAAAAAAATGCATATTATTATCATTTTTAAACTCATATTTATAATATGTGTAAGGTGGAGATGTATTGGTTTGTCTAAATTTATGTATTTTTTCTAGAATCCATGTTTTGTAATTTTTTTTCATATCAATTACATCTTTACAAATTCTTTCCAAATCTATCCATCTTGGATAATTCCCAAGATTAGTATAATCTGTTTTATCCATATTTGTTATTATTATATTTACTTCAACATCATTTAGTATTTTATATTCATCAATCCCATAAATCACTTCAAAAATTAAATTTTTATCATCTAATCCTATTAATGACATATTGTTATTATTTTTGATTATATTTTACCAATAAATACATTTTATTTCAATTTTTTATAAATAATTTAAGAATCATCCATAACAATAATATTTAGAAAAAGCAATTTTCTAAAGTTAAATAAAATTGTTTTTTGCTGACATTTTTTATATATTGGATAACTTTAATTCATCAATATATTTAATATATCTGAGATGAATATAATCATTATATAATTTTGAAAGATTTTTATCACAACCCTCATATTTTGGTTTGGTATAGTTTTCTTTTGATTTAATTTTTCCTTGTGAAATCATTAAATTTAATTTTTCATCAAATTGTTCTAAAATTTCTTGAGAAAAATACTCTTGAATATTATGATTTGAACTGAAATCCATTGGACTCGAATAAAAAATTTCTTTCCATACATATAATTTTTCATTAGCATAATCATACACATCTTTCTTTCTATATTCAGTTGTAATTATGAATTCAAACTTTGTTTCTAACAACATTAATTCAATACCATTTAAATTCATTGTGATTTCATAATTATGTTCAATTATTTTTTCTTTTGTTAACAAATCAATGCTATTTATTTCCAATGAATTCAATAAATCTGTGTATTCAGATTTAGCAAGTATACTTATTTGTTTTCCTAAACGGCGGCGATTTAATGATTTAGATGAATCAAAGTTCTCATAAAATTTAATATTGTATAATTTTTTTTCATATTCATCTGGGAAATATATATTAACCATTTCTGCTAAAATATATTCATTTGAATAAAAATTTTTATCAACACTAGGAATAAACGTGTGTTGTTGATTTATTTATCCAATCTAAATTTATTTGATTTAATTTATTAATAATTAAATCAAATTCTAATGGAGTTGTAGATTTTAATGGTTTGGGTTGTATCGAATCTAATTCTTTATAATATTTTCTAACTGGATTGGTAGGAGTGATAACGAATGATTTACTTATTTCTATAGAATTATAGTATGACACAAATTCTTCCCCATCTTGAATTGTATCGTATCCAATAATAAAATTAACTACATTATCATCATCAATAAAATCAAAAATGATACGAGAATACCAATTCATATTAGACATTAATATGTATCTATATAATTGAAAATAAATATTGGTATTCAATTTTTATTTATTTCAATTTTTTAATTGTGATGTAAAATATATAAATATATACATATAAATGACACAAATAATCAAGATGATATAAATATTGAGGATTATTTAACTTAGACAAAAAAGTCAATTTGTTTAGAAGCTGAATTATTTAGTGGTTTGTTTCTTTTTATAATATTATCGGAATTTTTGTTGGAATTCATAATACTTGATAGATTAGGAATATTAGAATTATTTTTTGAATTAGTAATTTCTTCAAATCCAGTATTAACTGGAATAAATGGAGGAATTAATTTATGATATTCTCTTCCTAGAATTTTGGAATTTTTTCTATATTCATCAATTGTCATCGGACCACCATATTTATTTAAAAGTTCTTTAGGTCCTGCTATATTAATTTCAACATCGCTAATTGAATTAATTTTATTTTTGTTAATCATATAATACATCAATTTTAATAATGAATATCTATTCCAAATTTTATCATCATTTAATGATAAATTATATGCTCCAGCACAATTAAATGAACAAAAACATCCACTAACATAAAAATTATTATCAGAATATTTTTCTGGTAAATAAGTAGGAAGATTATCAAATTGACAAGTACACCACCAACAACAAACATTAGTAGTGGTTGGAATTAATTTATTTTGTTGATTATCAAATAAATTTAAATTACAAGGATATACTTTTACTTCGGTAAAATACATTGGTGTTATTTCAGTTAAATATTTTTTTAGTTCAATATTTTCATCTTTTAATTTTTTTATAGCAAGACATAATTGTTTAACATATTGATTATTATTTGCAATATTTGATAAAGTATTTTCAACATTATCTTTTTGGTCAGAATCTTTATCTGATGTACTAGAGTTATTTATATTATCTGAAGATAAATTATTATTTTTTTTGATAATATCTTCTAAATTTAAATTGTCAGTATCAATTTTAGCTAAATCAGCTTTTGATAAAGGAAGATGTAAAATAATTTCTTCTTCTTCTAAATTATATATTTCTTTGTTACTAGTAGATTTAACTTTTGAATTTGATGATAACATTAATTCTTTTTTTTTTGGTCTTCCTCTTTTTTTTTTAATAACTTGATTTATTTTATTTAGGTCAATAGCATCTAATATATCTTGAGAATTTATTTCATCACGTGCAACATTATTTTTACTCTTTTCATTATCACTCGTATCTACACTATCATTATCACTATTATCACTGTCATTTTCACTATCGTTATAATGGACGTTTTTTTTTTCCATTGTTATTTAATATATATGTAATATATCTTTAAATATATATATAGTATAAAATTCAAATTTTTTATATTGGGATTACCTCATATATAAAAAAACATTAAAAAAGCACAAATTATCATAAATTTTAGAAACTGAAATTAATTGAATAATAAAATTTTTTAAGATGTATCAACTGTTATACCAGATTTTTTATATTTTCTTTTGGACATTGTGGAATAATTATTTTTAGAACTTAAACTTCTTTCAATTTTAGAATTTTTTACTGGTTTCGAATTGGATGTTTCTGAATTAGCTGAAATTGTAGAATTAGATTTGGATTTGGATGATTGGGAAGATTGGGCAGATTGGGCAGATTGGGCAGATTGGGCAGATTGGGCAGATTGGGTAGATTGGGCTGATTTTTCAGATTGTAAACTTCCATTTGAATTAGATTCTTGTTCTGATTGTGATGTGTTGTTATCTTCAGAATATTTAGAAGATTTAGATGATTTAGATGATTTGGTATGTTTAGATGATTGTTTATTATTAGAATCATCAACATTTAAATTGGTATTATTTCTATGAATTACATTTGGAGCTTGATTTTTATATAATTCTTGTGCTGGACGTTCAAGTTGTTCTTTACTCAATCCCATATTTATTCCCATACCCATATTTGAAATATTTTTTTTCATATAATCTAAATGTGATGCTATTTCATTTCTTCTTTGTGAATTTAACATATTATTTTGAGCAAATTGCTGGGATTGAACATATTGTTGAGGTTGGGCAAATTGTTGAGCAAATTGTTGAGGTTGAGCAAATTGTTGGGGTTGAGCAAATTGTTGAGATTGGGCAAATTGTTGTGAATTTTTAGTTTCAAACATTTGTTTTGCTCTTTCAAATTCTTGCATTCTTTTTAAATTTTCAGTTTCTTGTTTTGCCAAATCTTCTTTTTTTTGTTGTAAAAACATCATATCTTTAACTTGTTGATTTGCCAAATCATGTTCATTTTTTGTTTTTGACATAAGAATTTCATTTTGTTTTTGTGTTTGGTCTAGCATTTGTTGTGATGATTGAGCCATTGCTTGTAATCTCATTTGTTCCATCATTTGAGGATTTGATTGATTATTAAGTGGTGTATAATTTGGTTGTGGTGAAGTACCATTTTGTAATCCAAAAATTGGAGGAATTCCTAATTTACCTTGTGCTGCTACTTGATTAAGATGAAATTTAAGTGCAGAACCTCCAATCATAAGTATTAATTTTAATTCTGGACTCATAGATTTTCCGGGTTTATTATATTTTTCATAAATTTCACCAAAAACATCATAATAAGATGAAATATCAGCATTAATTTGTTGTGACCAATTAGTTAATTTAAGAGAAAAAGGATCATATTTATCATTTAAAATTTCTAATCCATAAATACAATTTAACATAATACTTGAAGTCCAATTGATAAAATTTTGTTTAGCACGTATATTAGTATGTAATTGATATTCATATTTCATTGTAAAATAATCCGAATTCATACTATAATTTTGTGATAACTTGACTTGGTATTGTGCTAATTCACCAAGTTTTCTTAACATATCTAATTTTCTTAACATTTGTTGTTCTGGAGATAATTCATTATAGTTATCATAATCTGGATTTTCTTCTTGTCCACCATTTTGTTGATTATTATCTTCTTCAACTTGTTTATTATTTTGTTGATTATTATCTAAAGTTTTAGAAGTAAAATTTTTAGAAAAAAAACTTTCACCACCATTATTTGATTTTGTTTTTGTATTATTAGATTGAGAATATGCATGAGAATTATTATTATAAGATGTAGAATTTTTGATATCAGATGTGTGCTTATTGTCAGATGTTAAATAACTATTAAGATCAGAATTAACGGATTTATTATCTGATTCATTATCTGAAGTAGGTTTTGTATATGATTTATTATTAGTAGGTGCTTTTTCAGATGCTTTTAAATATTCTACCATATAATCTGTAGAATAACTTACATTTTTTTTGGGAGGTATATTATTTTCTGAATTATTTGATGTTGATGAATTGTCTGACATAATTTATATTATATTGATAATAAACTAAATTTTAAATATAAACCCAATAAATTTAAAATAAAATAACTTATAATATATTTTATTTGAAACAAAAAATTATAAATATATAAATTATTTTTTATAATTATATTTATCTTATGAAAATATATATATCCAGTAAAGGATGTCATATTCAAGTTTAAATGATGCTTTTAATATAAATTCTGATTTTGAAAAAACGATAAGAGGAATAAATTCATTTAATCCGATTAATAATACTATGGAAAATATAAAAACAAGTCAAAATTCAAATTTAAACAATTCAATTCCACAATTTGAATCTAATTATTTTGATAATAATAAAGGAAATACATATGAAGCTAATTATCAAAATAATTTTTATAATCCTAATGATCCACTTCCAATAATTGATGGTATGTATTCAGGTGATGATAATTTAAGTTGGGAAAGTTTAAATGGAACAGATTTATATAGCAGAGGTGATAATACATCTTGTTCAAACAAATTAACTCATCGTGAATGCATAAATATTTATAATAATCCAGATTCCTATAAAGACCTGATGTTATCTCAAGCTTTAAAACACGTTTCCAAATGTAAATTGTGTAAAGAAGAAATAAAAAAATCAATGTTAATTAATACTAAAAATAACAATAACACAAAACAAACATCAATGTCAAAATCAGAAACGCAACAAACACAAAAACAATTATCAAATGGATTTAAAAAAAATTTAAATAACATAAATAATTCAAATGATAATTTAAGTTTAATGTCAAATTACAAAAATTTTCATAATCCTATAAATTCCGGTTCATTAAATTTATCATCACAATCACAATCACAATCACAATCACAATCAAATTCTAAAATAGAATCTGAATTAAAAGTGTTAAGTGAAAAAATAAATGGTGAATCAAATTTAAAATACCAAAATGCTCTGATACAAAATAACATATCAAAATACTTGGAAGATTTAGAAGAACGAAAAAAAATTAATCAAAAATTAGATAATATTTTAGAAATAATAAAATTAGAATATATAAATAAACAAGAAAATAATAAATCAATTAAACCAACAATTAATACAGAATATAAAGATAACAATTTAATGAATTTATTATCATCACAGCAATTTTTATTAAATTTATCCAAAATGAATGAACAAAATAATATAAATACGATGAATCATCAAAATAACCTAAATAATTCCAATCAACAAAATAATTTAAGCTATGAATCATATTTACTATATATATTCATATTTATAATTCTTGTATTATTAGTAATAGATATTGTTTTAAGAATAAATACAAAATCAAGTTAATTTATATTTTTCCAGCTTATAAAAATACCGTTATTTGATATTATTAAAGTTAAAAACTTTTTTTCTTTTAATTTAGAATCAATATATTTTAAACATTCATATGAATTATAATTTGAATATCCAAAATATGATGTTCCAATATTATAAATGATATCTGTAAAATTTAATTCTATTGCAGTATTTATTTTTATTAAACAATATTTATATAATTCATCATACAATTCATCAATTTTTTTTTTTTCATTAATTTTATTGTTTTTAATTTTATTGATTATATAATCATCAGAAATTGTAGATTTATATGTGTTAGATTCAACTAGAGTATTAACTGAAAAATCATTAATGGAAATAGTTGTTTTTTCTTGTGAATTATTTTGTAATATATTATTGGCAAAAATATTTTTAATGTTTATATTATTCATCTGATAATAATATATTATATTAAAATATATAAAAATTATACATATTAATAATTAATAAATATGACTGAAAATAATGATGATTTAAAAAATATTAATAATTCAATTAAAAAGGATAAAAAAATATTAGTTATAAGTGGAGGTGGATTAAAAGGTTTGGCTGGATTAGGTTCATTAAAATGTTTAGCTGACAATAAACTTTTAGACCAAATTGATACATTTGCTTGTTCATCTGTCGGGTCTGTAATATGTTTTTTATATAATATTGGATATGACCCTAAAGATATATATGACGTATTAGAACAAATTGATTTTACAAAATTAATAAAATATATTGAACCTGAAAATTTATTAACAGACCCATGTTTTGGTATTAGTTCACCAGAACCAATATTATATTCAATATATAGTTTTATGAAAAAAAAAAATATCAGTAAAAATTTAACTTTTAAGCAACTATATGATATGACTAAAAAAACAATAATTATTACCGGAACTTGTTTAAATGATACAAGTATTAAATATTTTTCACATATAACAAATCCCGATATGCAAATACTAAAGGCATTAAGAATAACAATAAGTATACCATTCATATTTAGACCTTATCAATTTGATGGTAAATTATGGGTTGATGGTGGTGTTATGAATAATTTTCCAATAGATTTATTTAATGATAAATTAAGTGAAGTTATAGGTATTTATATGGATGATGTATATGATACAATTGATGAAATTGAAGAAATACAAGATTATTTTACAAGGGTATTCAAATGTACATTTAGAGGATTAAATTATAATAAAATAGAATTATTTAAAAAATATTTTATTCATATAAAAACTCCCGGAAATCATTCAACTAATTGGGAAATCACTCAACAAGAAAAAAAAATGCTTTATGATTTGGGATATACTTATGCAACTGAATATATTGAAAAAACTTTCCTAAATAATTAATTATATTAAACTATATCTCTTTTTCTAACATTATTTGCTTTTGGTAAATTACTACTTGATTTTAATTCCATAAAATTGTCTTTATCTTTTTTTTCAAATTTATCAGAACCAATTTCTTTTTCTAATTCTCCAAAATCTTGTACATTCATAGAATTAATTTCATCCATAAATTTTAACATACCATTGATGTCAGATGAATTTTGATGTGAATTTGTTTTGGTTTGATTTATTATTTCCCCATTATCATTAATTTCAATTATTTCTGGAATTTCTGATAATTCAGATTTTTTAATATGTTGTTTTGTAAATTTAAAATCTTTAGCTAATTCACTTGGTTTATCTAAATTATCGTAATATTCATCAATGTTTTCTTTAAGGTGTTTTGTTTTTAAAAATTTTTCAATTTCTTTAACTTTTGTATTGGAAGATAAATTATTTTCAACTTCTTTAAATATTGTATCTTGTTCAAGTTTTCTTCTATTCAAATAATCATTAATATCATTATCAGATAATTTTGTATCTGTACGTTTAGAAGTTTTCCATTGTACAAAATCTTCAATATTTAAATTATTAGTTGATTCGGATGATAATACTGAATTCATATCAGAAATGTTTGAATATAAATTTGAACCAAAATATTCATTATCATCCATAAATGATGAAAAACCACTGGAATATCCAGGCATTGCATCTAATGTACCCCATTCTTTATTCATAATCGAATTTGAAAAACTTTGTGAATTTTTATATTTGAGGAATTCAAAAACATCATTAACATTAACTTGGTCTTTATGTTGGGCAATAAAATTAGCTAGAGTGTCATCAGATGTTTCAATTTGCATATTTTTTCTTTCTATTTGAATATCATTAATTCTGTCTTTTAAATCCTCAACATCAATAGCAGAATCTTTATATTGTTCTCTATATTCATCAAATGTATCTGCATATAATTTATCCAATTCTTCTTTAGTGATTGGTTTATCATTTGATGACATCCAATTTTTAAAATCATCTCGCAATCTTACATAATCGTCACCTTTGAATTCGTCCATACTTTTTTTTAAATAATATAAATCATATTCTTTTCTTAATTCTTTATTAAATAAAATTTCATAAGCACGTGTTATTTCTTGGAATTTATCACTTGAACCTCCCTGATCCGGATGATTTTTTTTAGCCATCTTTATATATGCTAATTTAATTTCATCTGATTTAGCATCCATTTCTATTTCTAGAATAGAATATAAATCAACAAATGTTTCTGAGTCATAAATAAAATCTAATTGTCCTGACATTTATTATAATGTATTATATTTGATTAATATTTATATTTATTTTAAATTTTATTTTTAAATGCGTTTAATATTTTTGATATATATTTTAATATATAAAATAATCATCATTTTTATTAAATGTTTGTGAATAATCACATTCTAATGAAATTTCTGGTAATGTAAATTCTCTTCCTGCATAATAATCCAATTTAGAATCAATATTTACCTGAATCGCATTTGTTTGTTCATTTCTTAATTTAATTTTATTATCATATTCTAAATCAGATAATTTGGAATTATAACAATTAATCCAATTAATAAAATCATCTATTTCAAAATTATTAATAAAATCATTTATAAAATTCTCATCACTATGACTTTTTTTACCAAAAACATTAAAATCTACACAATTCATTGTACTATTGTTTTGATGTTTGCAATGTGTTCTTTGGTGTTCAGTTCCCTTTGAATAATCCCAATTAGGATTATATTTTTCGGTATTGTGGTTAATTTTTTTCCAATTAAAATAATTAATTAAATTATTTTGATATTTGGGATTGATATTATTATTTTTTACTAATTCACTAACCCAATCAGTATATGCATAATTAATGTTCGGATTAGAAATTTCTTTTAAATGAAATTGTATTTCTTTACCAATATCAAATTGAGGAATTGGATAGGTATACCTTTCCTCTATTTTTGTATAATCAAAAAACATTTTAATATATATTTCTTCAGGAGTTTTTTCTTCCTCATTTAAAATATAATTTAATTTTAATGTATTAAATTCATTTGATATTTTTTCAATATCATATTTTTCATTTTTAATTATTGGTTTGGTATATAAATTTATGTAAACCTTATCAATCAAATCTATTTTTTCCTTATTAAATTTTACAATATTATTATTTGTCATAGTATTATTAATATGCCAATCCAAATAATAATTATCATAAATATTTTTTAATTCTGGATTTGATAATATTTTTTCAATAGATGTGATTATTTTTAATTGTGCTTGATTATTATAATAATCAGGATTCTTATAAGGATATTGATTGTTACTTATTAAATTGAGATATATTGAAAAAAACTTTTTGATTCAGTAGAATTTGTTAGTTGGGTTTTGAATTCAGCATATTTGGATTTGACCAATTCAATATCAGTATCAATATCAAATCCAATAAAATTATAAATATCAAAAAAATACTTATTGGATTTAAGATTTTTAATTTGAATACTAAAATTTTTCAAATCAATAAATTCCAATTCCAAATCCAAATTTAAAAGTAAATCTATAAAATTATTATTATTAAATTGATAAGAGTAAAAATTTTTAATCCTATTCACTTTTAAAAGTAAAAATATTGTTTTAATATAAATTTATTTATTTATATTGAAATAATTAAAAAAATTAATTCTCAATAGCTTGTTTAACAGATTGAGGTGTAATATTAGAATCTAATCTCTTATAAACTTTGTCACCTTTAACTAAAATACCAGTAGGTACAAATTGTACATCATATTTATTAAATAGATTAGAAGATTCATCAGAACCATCTGATTGTACTTTTTTAACATCAAAACCTTTAGATTTCATTAAAGCACAAACATCATTATGATGTTTATCAAGATAAGTATGGCAATGTGGACAATGTTTAGAAACAAAAACATATAGCTTAACTGGTTCATTTGTATTTTCAAATGATTCATTAAAAAAAGCTTTTTGTCCAATAAAAATTAGAACTAAAATAACAATTAATACAATAACAAAAGTATCCATTAAATTTTTGTGATATAATATAATTAAAATATAAAAAAATATATAATAAAATATTTTTATAGTTAAAATTAGTTTACTATAAAAATTGATAAAATAATAATTTAAATATAGAAAATTTAACTTAATTTACAAAATAATTTATTATTAAATAAATTAATTATAAAAAAATATTTTCTATAAATTATTATATACATTCCAATGTCTGAAGAAAAATCACTTGAAATATTTAAACCTTTGAAATCATATTTTGCTATATTATGTCAACAAAAATGTTATAATTATTCCGAAAGCAAATGTGGTGAATTAATAGATATTTTATCTCGTAAGAATTGTGATAAATCTGAAAATCTTTCAGATAATTTTATAAATGCCTTATCTTGGTTTGCTACAGAATTAAAAAAAGCAGATTCACCACTCGGAGTATTCACAATTAAAAATAACCTTAAGAATATTTTTCAAGAAGCTTACACAAATACTGATGGTTCTGCAGATGCAGTTAAAAAATATATTGTTGATGCTGTTGATAAGGCATCTAATTTAAGTGGATTTAAAATGAGTCAAGATAATGGTGAAGGAAATACTTATGAAGATATTTTAGAAGCTGTTCTCAAAACTACACCTACCAGTGCAGATGAAGCTTTCGATGATTGGTTTTCAACTGCATTTAATTCATATGAACCTAATCAAAAATATTTTGAATTAAACATTAAACCAAATTTAGGAAAATTAGATGAATGTGAATCAAAATTATTAATGGATTTTTTTGAAGTTGCTGTAGAAGGTCAATCAGATAAAGTATCAATCGAACAATATATTACTGGTATGAATTCAACATATTCTGGTAAAGCTAGATTAAATGTTAAAATAGATGGTGATAAACCAAAATTATTAGAATTATTACCAAATTCAGTTAAAGAATCATTTGAAAAATATTTAATTACTCCTAAAGATGGCTCAGCATTATTCGTTTATGATACACCAGAATGCTATAAATTAACAATTAGTTCAGCTGAACCTAAAAAAGAAGAATATAAAGTTCCTGATACTAAAGTTGTATTAGATTGGTTTAAAAATGAAACTAAAAGATTAATGAGAAGAAGATCTGAACCAGAAGTTAAAGATGCTAATGATACAGAAGCATATGTAGATTCTGATGCTGAAAAAACCCAATATAAATTCCCAGGTTCATTTGATAATATTGTAAATTATCAAGATAATTGGAGAGCAGATATAACTGGTAGACTATGGAAAAAAGATTCAACAGGTAAATTTGTAGAATATACTGATGATGATTTAGTAGCTGATTCAAAAAAATTTGAAACAAAAGATGGTCATTGTGGTAATTTATGTATTTTTGATACTCCAGATAAATGTTCTAAATTTTTTGAAAAAATGACTGATAAAAATATGGTGAATATGACAATTGATGAATTATCTAAAGAAATTAATAGTGCTGATTTTGTTAAAAGTTATAAAGAATTAAAAGAAAATATTATTAATGTTAATCCTTTGTTTGTTGTTGGAACTTTAAGAATGTTTGGATTTGAAAAATTTGTTGATTTTACAAATGATGGAACAAAAATAGTTAAAATTGAAAGTTTTACTCGTTGGTGGGATAGATATGGCAATAAATTAAATTTAACCCCAAATAGTCCTTTTCCAGGTACACATAAAGGATTAACCCCAGAACCTCCAGCAAATTTAGAATTATTTTTCAAATTATTAATAGCATTTATCAATAATAATGAATTTGTTTTAAATCCTCAAAGTAAAGAATTAATTAATAAATCTGGTAAACCAAAAGTTTCATTAAATGGTCCTCCTCCAAAATACTTCAAAATTAATGGAAAAGATGTTCTCAATAAATATTATGAACAATCATTAGCAATTTATGAAGGTAGAACTCCTTCAAATTCTGAACAACCAGAAAGTTTATCAAATTTAGTTGAAACAATGAGAAAAAATGCCTTATTAAATTCAAAACCAGTTAATATGGGATTACCTGAAAATAGAGCAAATTTAAGTACATTACTTAATTTGATGATTGGTATTACAACTGGAGGTAAATTTAGAGTATCAACAATGTTACCTTTTTCTACTGGTAAAGGATATCATATTGGAGGTGTTGGTTCAGATTCAAAAATATTACCATGTGCAAATAATGCATTTGAAATATATAGAATGGGTATTGATGCTTTAAATAAAAAAAATAAAAAACTTACTCCAACATTAGCTAAATCTATTAGTTCTGAACTTAAACAATTAGAAGATATTGAACGTGGTGTTTATGAAAATTTAGGAGTGATTGCAACATATGTTAAAATTATTAATGTTATGAATGATGAAGCCGTAAATAATGATGTTACATCAGAAATAATGGAAAATGCCATTAAAGAATATGAACTTAAAAGTAATAAATTATCATCAAAAGCTGATTCAACAATTAGTATGTTAATTAAAAATTTATTTGATGAAAAAAACACTGGTTCTTATTACACTAAATTATAAAAATGTATTTTTTAATAATTATTTAAAAAAATATTAAATTAAATAATTTTATTTAATTTATTTTACAAAAATTTATATTTAATATGTTGAATTAAATATGGTAGCTGCAACACCATTAGCTACTTTAAGAAAGTTATAAGTTGATATATAACATTTAAAAACATATTGATTATAATTTACATCAATCGGATAAATAGATGAATTAATTTCAAAAGTATTGAAAAAAGATAAATTAATACTTCCAGAAGGTTGTAATGAAGTAGAATAAAGTTCAAATATGTTTATTCCAAAACCACTTTCATTTTTTCCCATAGGATAATTTAAAAATGGTGCTAAAAGACTATAAAAACTCATTTCATAATTACTTGATAAGTTAGAATTTAAACTAAAACCTATATTTTTTATTAATGGTACATCATTTTCATTAAGTAAATATTTAAAATTTTCTAATTTATTAACTAATTCTGTATTAAAAAAATATTTTTTATAATTAAAATTTTGATTAACATTACTATTTAAAAAATATTGAACTTGCGCCATAAAAATAACATATTTACAGGGATTAATTGCTTGTAAAAAAATTCTATTATTTAAATTTATAAAATATAAAGGATTTGTATAAGTAATTTGTTCAATAATGTATTGATGTTTATTTAAATAAAATTTTTTTCTTTCTTCTTTATCTAAATAAATATAATTACATAATAAATACAATTTTTTAAAAACTAAATTATTAGGCATTATAAAAGTATATTTTTTTTCTATATAAACACTTGTTGAATTTAATGGATTTGAATTAACAGGTATATAAATTGAACCACTATATAAACCATATATAACAAATTTCGTTGTATTAGTAACATCAGTTGCTATAATTGTTGCTATTTCTGAAAGCAAATTTGTAGAAGATATAAATTGATTATCTGATATTTTCCTGTAATACAATTTATAATTTATAACATCAAGAGTTACTTGATTTACATCTCCCAAATCTATACTATCAAATTCTGCCCACGCAACTCCTTGGTTTGAAAGTTGGAAAAGTGGTTCTCCTAATATTCCACTTCCATAATAATTTTGTATATAAACATAATTAGATGGACTAAAAATTCCACAATTTTCAAAATTGTTTAACTGTATATTAAATCTTACTGACATATATTCTAAACACAATAAAGGAAGTGCTGCACCAGCAGTATTACAAAACCAAAACCAAAGTGGAACATATAATGTTTTTGAATTAAAATTTTTATTTAAATGTTGATATGTTGTTAGATCTGGAGTATTTCCAATATATTCATCAATAGAACTATTAAAATTATTCCAATTTAATTCTTGCATAACAGCCATCCATTCTCCCCATTGTCTTGATACAATTTGATTTCCGATTTCTAATTCGACATAATCAATTATAGCATAAGCTAATTTTTTAGTCCATTTAAATTTAATTTTATTATTAACTTCATTATTATAGTCGTAAATTATTGGAATATCAGGTAATTCGATAACTAACCACATTTTATACAACAAATCTCCTAATTTACCAATTTCTAATGTATATTTTTTTCCAAAATTTGTTTCATATAAAAAATCCAATTGAACTGTTTCAATTGAAAAATTAGTATATCTTCTATATATTATTTTATAAAATGAAATTTGTGGATTTTCTGACAATACTATATTTTCTTCTCCATATGCTACTAAAATTATTTCACCAGCAGGCATTATAATAATTAATATAATTGTATATTGATTAATTTTTATAATAAAATATATTTTATTATAGAAATATGAATATTAAAAAAATACTAAAGGTTATATATAAATATTTATGAAACAAATAATAATCCAGCAAGACTTGATTGATATCTAACGAGATTGTATTCATATGTTGTTATAGATATTTTAAAATTTACATCTGATATATTGAATAATGTGTTTATACTATTGAGATAATTTAAAAATTTTTTTCTATCAAGTTGTATTTGTATTTTAAATGTTTTATAGTTACTCATATTAATAGCACCTGTAGGTTGAAAATCGGTTGGCTCTAAAGCAAAACTATAAGTATTATAATTTTTATTTAAATTTACTTTAGTGTTATATTTATATGGATTTAATGTAGTAGTTATAGCATTATAATTTGGTGAATTATTAGAATCTAAAAATAAAATACCATCTCGCAATAAACCATCAAAGTAAAACTTTGTATTAATTATAAAATCATAATTTGAATTACTTAAAACATCCAATGTTATATTTTGAAAAATATTTAATAAATTTAATTTAACATCAATATTTTTTAATATATTTATTTCATAATTATCAATTTTAATTTGGAATGACCAAATAATTTGTTTTACCAAATTATCTAATTCAAATTCAAAATCAATATTAATAACATTTTTGCTTTCATTCAAAAAATTTGTAATATTTTTAACCAATTCATAATAATTATTTATCTCAATTAAATAATCAATTTTTTTTGTTGATAATCTAATTCTTTCTTCTCTTTCAATTAAAATAAAATCTGAATTTAATTTATTTATAAGACTTATTGGCGTTAAAAAATTTATATAATATGAATTTTTATATATGTTTGTACTATTAAGATATACTTTTATTATTATATTTGTATTCATACAAGCTATTAATGGTATAGAATTAAAATAATTTTCAAAAAAGAATTTTACAGGAACAATAAAGTTTTTTTTATATGCCATTTTTAAATATGGTTTTAATCCCGATACAATATAATTTTCAGAATCAACACTTCTTAAATTTAACATTTGATTTAATAATCCTTGTTTATTTATATTTTGAAAATTATCGATAAATACTTTATAATTATAATTGAAATATTGAGATATTATTTCATCATCAAATAATAGTTCAATTCTATTAATTAATTGGATTATACCGTATTCATTTATAATACCATAATTTAATTTAATGATATAATCTACTAATTTTTGCTGAATCTTAACATCATTAAATACATTATCGATACTTTTTATATAATAAATAAATTTTGAATTATTGAAATTATGTAACAATCCTAATAAATATTTATTATTAATAATTTTATTATTTGACAATTTTGGTAAAACTATATCAATATTATTAATTATAATCTCAGATTTATTTACATTATTAATAATATAGCTAGGTAGTTCACCATATCTTATATTTATAAGTTGATTGAAAAAATTTGAGGTAGCAATTGTAAATTCATAATTATTATAATTGTTAAATAACAAAATATTTAAATTATCAAAAAATGCATTTGCAGAAATACTTGTTGGATTATTTAAAAATGAAATTATTTCAGTATTAATTATATTGGCAAGTGAATAAAATATATCACTAATACTATCTGTATCATAATTAATACTTAATGCAACAGTTGTCCAAGTTATATAGCAAGAATAATAAAATAATAAAATTGGTATATTATTTATTATATTTTTAACTATTATTTGATTATTTAAAAGTGATAAAATTGTTATTTGTGATTTTTCATTTTTGTAATTATTTTGGTTAAATATTTTTTTGGTATTTGAACTATTTATACTAATGCTATCATTTAAATAAATACCAAAATTAAAATTTATAATTGAAAATTGTGTTTGTATATTATTTACTATTGTATAATATATATCATTAATTATTGTATTAATATTACCTAAATATATATTTACATTAGAAGTTAAATTATTGAAAGTATTAATGATAATATTATAAAAAGTATTTGAACCTAATAAAAATTCATCATTTAAATTTAATTTCACAACTTGACCATTATAGATTTGTATTGTATATTCACTATAACTATTAATATTATTTATAAAATCATTTATTTTGTATTTGGTGCTATCATATATCGAATTATTTTGAATTATTTTATAATAATTATTGATGTTATTATCTGGAATAATATTTGAATTCAAATTATCCATATATACAGAAAAATTTTTTGTTAAATCTAATGTGTTTATTTTAATGTTATATTGTAGGTATTGATGCGAATATATTAGATATTGTTCTTCTAATGTATAATATGAAGGTATATTAATAAACTGAATTGTATAAATATTTATTATCAAAATATACAATATATACAATTCATCAAAAATATTCAAGTTATATGCAAAATTATATTCATTATTATTATTGTTATTATTTGTAATTAAATAATTTAAATATGAATAATACATATTATAAAAAGTAATATATGATCTTAAGTTAGAATTATATATATTGTCAATAATATTATAATTAATAATACCCCAATAATTATTTAAAATGAAATTAAAAATATTATTTAAACAAAAAGATGATTTTAAATTAAAATCTACATTATCTTTATTTATATATAAATTTGGTTTATTATTATTTAAAAAATAATCTGAATCATATTTCATTAATATAATCTCGTTAATTATATCAGGATTAATAAACAAATCTGAAGTATTGAATAATATTCTGTAAATATCGATATAATTTTTTTGTAATTCATCCATATAATCATTATCTTTAAGTAAAATAAAATAAATATATGTATAAATCATATAATAAAATGAAAATATATCAAATGTAAATTTTTTAATAGCATATTGATCATTTATAAATTCAAAATATTCAAATTCTACATTAGCAAAATATTTTATCCATGTATTAATCACGTTAATATCATATGAATCCTCATTAATCCAATAAATAAGTTCTGATAATGAGTATGTAAATTTTTCAAAAAAAATATTTTTATAAAGCAAATTATTAACGACTGTAAATAATTGTTCATAATATGAAAGTATATACAAAGAATTTAATTTATTAAAATATTGTGAATTAAAATAATTATAAATATTATTGATGTCTATTATATAATTTTTTATTTTTTGTATTGATTCAATAATTTTATTATTTAGTAAAGTATTATTAATTTGAATACCATATATACTACTGATTTTATAATAAACAAAACGTATAATTATTTCAAATTTCAATAATAAATTTAAAAAATTTCTAATATACATAAAATTAACATTTGATTCAGCCAAAAATGTATTAAAAAAGAGAATAACATCTTGTGTAAATTTTGAAGAATCATTTTCAAGAATATCATTAGAAAATAATTGATAATAGTAATAACTTAATAAATAATTATTAATTTCTAAATAATTAGAAAATGTTGGTACATTAGAATATATTTTTTGTATAAAAAGATTTTTTACTGATGATAAATTATTGTTTAATCTGAACGAATAATTATATAAAAAATAAATTTTTATTATTTGATTTATAACGTCATAATATGAAATAGTTTTTTTTGAATTATTAGTATAGTATACACTTGAAATAAAACTATTAATTAAATCAACAAATAACCATACATATAAATTCATATTAAATTTTTTAATATTTTTAATGGCATTTGTGTTACTAACAATATTTGAATAATAAGTAAATAAATTCTTATAAATAGTTGTACTATTATTAACAAAATTATTATAGTTGTAATTATAAGAGTAATATTTGTTATAATATTTAGGATATGAATAATTATAATTAATTGTAATTGGTATATTATCATAATCATTTGGGGTAATTATCGATAAATTATTAAATTTTGAAGTAACTTTGTTTAGTTTACTAATATTAAAAATTCTTGTTATAAAAAAATACATTTTATTTATTCCTTTTAATGAAGTTAAATCTAATGATAAACAATAATTCGATATATATCCCTTAAATACTTCAAATAATTCATTTATATTATTTGATCCATTTCTTAAATAATTTAGTGTAGCATTAAAATCATTATATAAATTATTGTAAGAAATTGAGTAATTTTTTAATAATAAACAAGATAAATTATATAATAAATTAAAATCATTTACTACTGTTTTATTATAATTTTTTTTAGCTTCAAATGTAAAATCACTTGTTAAAAATAGTTTATTAGCTGAACTATTATTTAAATCATAAATCATACTACCAAATCTAATTTTAAGTATTTGTAATGAATTAAAAGTTAATGTATATTTATCGAGATAATTTTTTTCTGTGTCAATATTAAATATAATATTTATATTCGATATTAAATTTGTTAATGATGGTTTAAATGGACTATTAATTAATAAACTATCTGTATACATATTTACATTTCCAATACAATTATAATAATTTTTGATATATAAATTAGATAATAAATTAAAATTTACAACAGGTGTACATAAAATTTTTGTTTTTGAAATAAAATAAATAATATCATTTTTATTTTGTAAAAAATCTGGAAAATCACTAATTATTAAATTTTTATTTTCTATTGTTGGTTCCATATTATATATTTGATAAATTGCCCAATTAATAATTTTCATGTTTTGTTTATAACTTAAAACATTTTTTAATTTTACGTCATATATTACATTTGGTTCTAAATTATATTCAATAACAATATCTTCATTTATTTCAAAATTATCAATTAGTAATTTTGTTGTAGAATTTAAAATAATCCAAGTAAAAAACAAAAAAATAGTAATTTTTTTAATAATGTGATTTGTGTCAATAATTAATTTAGAACTAATATCATCTGATTTTAATAAATCTACAATATTTATAAATATTAAATTTGGACTATATGCTTCATTTAAACATATATAATTAAATATCAAATTCAAAAATTCATCATAATTATTAATATTTTTGAAATATTCCAATACATAAATACCATTATCTAATTTAAAATTTAATAAATCCAATTCGAAAAATTGTATATACTCATTAAATTTAAGAAATAAATTATAATATGAATTTGGTTCATTAACTCCTAAATTAATTTCTGAAATAATATTATTTATCCAATAATTTTGTGTAAATGATAAATTATTATACATATTTTCAAAATTATATATTTGAAAAATTGATTGATTTGAATATATTGATGTATTATTTAGATAAACTTTATTATTAGAATTAACAATTGGTTCATTATTATTTATATATAATTTAACAATATCATATAAAGTTTTACTATAAATTAATTTTTTCATACTAATTTGGTCAATAGAATTATCTATTAAATAACTTGTACTTAATATATATATTATTCTATTTATTGTTTGCTCGTAAAACAATGAATTTGAAATTAATTTGGATATATAATTTGTATACATGGTATAAATATCTAATTTATTAACTAAATTTGTATCATTAACTAACATATCAAATTCATCAATATCAATTAAATCATCATTCAATAATTTTTCATAAACAAAAACACTTTCATTAATGGTGCTTTCTGTTAGATAATTAAAATAATATAATGTATAAAAATAATTGTAATTCTCTATAGCGAAAAAACCTTTTAAATTTTCAAAAATATATAAAATTATTTGTTTAGAATATCTATCATTGTAATTGATACTTGTTATATTTTGAGCAATATTTAAATTATCATAAATTGTAGTTAAATTAAAAATTGAATTTTTATAATAATATAATTTATATTCGTTATAATTTATTTCTAATGGTAAATTTTTTGTTGTGGTAATTTTTGTAAATAAATCTGTATTATTTAATGCTGAAAAAAATATTACATTTGTTTTGTCAATTAAATTTAAAATTATATTTGAATATATTAAATTAAAATTTTTGTTGATTAAAAATATTTTTAAATTATTTTCATTTCCCAAATAATTATATTTGTTTATGGCGTAAAAATTAATGGGTGAATAATTTAAATTATTAAATGTTGTGTTTATTTCATCATTATTATTTAAAATATTTAAATATGTATTTTGTTCAGATAAAGGAAAATTATTATTTTGAGAATAAAAAATATTATTATTATAAACTGAATAAGAATTTATCGAATAAAAATATTTTGTACTAAAATCTATACTAATATTATCACTAGATTCTGTAAATTGTTTTATTAAACTTTCTATACAGCTATTATAAATATTATATGTATATTTATTTATAATAAATTCTCCAAATGTTACTATTAAATCTACATTTATACCGTTAATAAAATCAGCATTAAGATTATTTAAAAAAGAATTGTAATTATTAACATCAACAGATAAACATTTGTATATGAAATATATGTATAAATATATAATTATTATAAAATTAAATTTTGAAGAATTTACTGCATAAAATATATTGCTATTATTAATTGAACTAAAATCAACAGTTGATAAAGAAATATTAGTATTATTAACTAAATTAAATTTATCGATTGTTGACTTTATAATTAAAACAGAATTATTAAAATCAAATTCAGATATTAAATATAAAAGTAAATATGTTTTATTAACATTTGTATATGATATAATTAAATTAAGATAATCATCATAATAATTTTCATCAATATATGTTGAATTATCAAAAATACCAAATAATTTAGAACTAAAATATTTAAAAACATCAATAATATTACTTGTCGTGTTTAAAAAATTATTGTATTGTTTAGAACTATATTCTTTAAGTGAATAATCATAAGCAAACAAATATTGATTATCATATAATGATGTAATATTAAATAAATTATTTATTGTTAATATATTATTTCTGTTAATATTATCAAATGTTGTACCAATAGCAAAATTAGTGTAATAACAATTATAATAAAAATTTTCGTAATAACCATAATTAGTATCAAAAGAATTATTTATAAATTCTGAGTCATATATTTTAAGTAGATTAATAATTTCATTAAATTTAAGTTCATTTTTATCAAAGAAAGTAAAAGTCAAATTAAAAATTGAAATGAAATTAATAAATTTATCACTATTGTCATTTAATATTTGTAAAAATAATATTATGATTAAATCGTCATAATTATAATTATGTTGGCTACAAATATTAGGGATTTTATTTAAAAAATTTATATCATTAATTTTAAAATTTTGCAAATTTAGTTTATTAAAGTAAAAGTTAGTATATAAAAATAAATATTCATTTGAGTTTTTATTTATGATATTTTTTAAAAAATAATCATTGAAAAAGATATTAATATTATCATAACAAGAAAAATTACTTGAAATAAAATAATTGTAATTATCAATTCTATTTAAATTATATGTTTCAGTATAATTTCCAAATATATTATTATCGAATTCATATTGATTAAAGATATTGAAATAATATAATAAAAATGATAATGTCAAATCTCTTAAACTTACAATATCATCATTAATTATTACATTTAATATACTAAGATCAATTGTGAATTTTGATATAAATGTATAAAAAAAATATATTCTATAAATTGGAGAATTAGTAATAAATATAAATTTCTCATAAACATTTTCATTAATCAAAGTTGTTTTATAAGAAGCTTCGTTACAAGAACTATATTTGTAATATTCAAAATTGCTAAATGAACTATTAAATAATTTTTTATCTACATATGTAAATTGCTGATACATTAAACTACTATTAAAATTAAATTTTTTTTGACTATATATTGGATAAATTACATCGTATTGTAAATTTTTTATTTCATCTAAAAAACTATCAATAACTTTCATATTTATTTTTTGGATTATTTGGGTTGTTTGCAAATAATAATTTTTAGTAATTATTAAAAATTGAGAATCTTCAATATATTTTTTTACATTAATATTACTAAAATTTAACATTATATTTGTTTTAATATTATTTAATAATTTATACGTTATTTTATCAATGTTTATTTCAACATTATTTAAATAATCAATTAATTCATAATTGTAATAGATTGTATTATTGGAAATTTTATTATTTTCACAATTTTTATTTATGTTATTGGTAAATACATATATAAATGAAGAATAAGGTAATATTGTTAATGATTTATTAGAATTAATGTATAGTTTTGATAATTTACCCATAGGATTATAATTTTGTTGTATAAAGTAAAAATTTTCACTATTAAACGTTAGTGATTCTATTAATAAAAGTAAAAAAACATTATTTATAATAGCTTGACTATAAAAAACATTAGTGTCATTTAGACTAAGAAAATAATTAAAAATTAAATTTCTATTTGAATCTTGACTAAATACATTTGCAATATTATTGCTGACAACTTCAAATAAATTATTATTATAAATATAATTTAATGTTAAATCATTTTGAATGACACTTTGACCATTATTAGAATTTGTTAATGAACCGAAAAATAAAAATAATGAATTTACATAATTATTATCATCTGAAATATTATTAAAAACATTAGAAAATGTATTTATTGTATTTTTATTAAAATAATAATTTTCAATTATACTTGAATAATATGATATATGAACATAAGTAAACGGTTTTACATATTTTATTAATTCAAAATTTTCATAAATATTTTTAGAATATAAAATTAAATAAAATGTTTTGTTTGTAACTATTAATACATTTGGATTCATTATAAATTCAATTAATTTTTCATTTAATAAAGGCATATTTGATGCATATTGGTTTAAATCATTAATAGATTTTTTATTGGTATTTTCATTTACATACTTTAAATAATTTTGTATTGTTGAATTTCTATTATAACAAAATAATGACACAAAAACTTTTATTAATAAATTAAGTGATAATTTATAATTGTTTAAATTAATTATATCAAGCATTTCATTACTATTTTTTATTAAAACATCATTAAAATACTCGTTTGTTAAATTACCAAAAAAAGTTATATTTAACATACTTGTTAAAATAGTATGTGAATTAGTATCACCGTTAAATATCGATAAAAATACACTTGTACTACTTTTTTTATTTAAAATTAAAAAATTTAATTTGTCTTGAATTTTTTCAGTGTAAATGTTATTAATTGAATTTATTTTGTTATTAATAATTTCAAGATAAAATATTTTTGAATTCACATATAGTAAATCAAATAATAAATCATATAGATTTTTTGAATATAATAAACCAATAAATACATATGTAGGATCTATTTTAATTTGATTAACATTATTAATAAAAATATTTGATAAAATTAAATCTAATAGTATTTTATAATATTTTTGGTTCATATAGGTAATTTTAATTGAAAGTTTAATTCCATAAAAATTAATTTGTACATATGTTAATTTATCATATAAAATATTTTTAATGAGATATTGAAATAATAAATCATTATGAATTGTAGAATAATTTGATATAACATTAAATGAATAAAATAATAAGTTTAAATCAATATTATAAAATATATTGTCAATATCTTTTTCTAAACTATAATATTTTTCAGATTTAATTAAATTTAATAATTCATATTGACTAAATATATTTGAAACCAATGATAATTTATTATTATTTATTGAATTTACAATAAAATTTATTTTTACAATTAAAATATTATTTATATCATTAATAGAATAATTATTAACTTTAATATAAAAGGAATTATAAACATCTAATAAATTTATATTAAGAGTAGAACCCAATTCGTCATTATATTTAAATAATTCAAAATGATGTTTATCAATGGTTATATCTAAATATGTTTTACCTAATAAATCTCCATTTTTAGGTATAACATATGTTATAATGTTATTGATATTTTCAGTATTTGTTTTTAAATTATTACCATTAATTTCCATATTATTAATGTAAAAATTAGTATGTCTTCTATAATATATTTTAAAAAAACTTATATTTGGATTATAATTAAAAATATTTACTTCACTCCCAACCGCAAGTAATTGAATATATCCAGAACCCATATTTTTTAACTTAATTAATATATTTAATTAATATTTTTTTAAACATTAAAAATATTATTTAATTCAAATAAACTAAATAATAAAAATTAGTTGTATGTATATGCTGTAGCACCAATACCACCAATAATTCTTAAAACATTAAAATTTCTTGTTTGAAAAATTAATTTATATTTACTCTCATGATTTTTATTATATTCTTTTAAAAAAAATTGTATATTATTACTAATTATATTACTATTTATTTTATTTTTTAATCCAATAAAAGATATTCTACTCATATTGCAAGAACCAGTAGGCTGAAATTCGGTTGGTTCTAAACAAAATGAATATGCATTTAGACCTAATTGTGGTGAAGAATTATAATGGGTATACGTTTGTAAATAATTAAAATAATTAAAAGTTTCACTAAATAATTGTGTACCATTTAAATAAAAATTTGATGCTAGTGATATAACATATGCTGATTTTGATATTTGTTCAGTAAATATACTTATCACAAAACTTAAATCATTTGTTGATTCTTCAAAATATTTTATATTATTATTAATAAAATATAATCCTTCATTAAAAACAAATGGATCATATTTTACATATGGTCTATATAAAACAGACAAATAACTAAATAAAACAATTTTAGTAGGATTTGTTGTTATAAATTTATTAAATAAATCTGGATTTTCGTATGTATAATTGAATACATTGCGATTTCCATTAAATATTTCATTAGGTGAGGGAATTTTCTGTATAAACCAAAACATATCTTTACAACAATGAAAAATATCTAATTGTGTCATATTATTACTACTTGATATGTTATTAAATTCAATTTGTTGCACTTGTTCTATTAAATATTCATGTGCTGACCTAGCAAATTTATTTCTTTCAATATTATCTAAATATATATATTCTAAAATCAATGTAATTTCTAATTTACTTTTAACAATTTCATCTAAATTATTAATTATTAAATTTATAACTTCATTATTTATTGAAGAATTGCTATTATATCCAGTATCAATTTTTATACAATCAATTAGTTTTTTTGTGTTAATTTTTATTTGTAATGAATTAAATTGTAATGAAAGTAATGGAAATGCTAATCCATAATTATAAAAGTGCCAAAATGGAATTGGTAAATATAATATATTTTCATCAATAATTTCTGAAAATATATTTATATTTGAATCATTTCCAATTAATTTATTATATATCTTTTTATTTTTATAATATAATTCAGAATAATTATTTATATAAGTATCAGACAACGAATATATTTTATTACTACCAATATATAAATCAATACTATTAAATAAATACATTCCAATTTTATTTACCCAACAAAAATTTATATTGTAAACATTATCACTTTTATTTGTTAAAATTTTGTTAAACATATCTACATTAACACTTTCTAAAATTTCTAAATTTTTAAAAATTGTAAATTTAAATCCATCATAAGTCATATAATCGTTAGTAAAATTATCATATATATAAATTAATTCATCATCTTTAATATAAAATAATGAAGCATTTGTATATAATTGTATATTATATTTTGATATAATATTGTCAATTTGATTATAAAAATAATTTATTGAATTAAAAAATTGGTTATATTCGTCAATATTAATATATTTTAAAATAAACTTTTTTAAATCTTGTATATAAGATAAATTATCATACAGATTATCATATTTATTGAAAAAAATATTACAAATATTTTTTAGGTTATTCATAAACGTAATAAAATAATTATAGAAAGGTAATCCTTGATCTGTAAAATTTGTTATTAAAGTATTTTTAGAATTTATTGGATTTAAGCTATTTACATCATTATATAAACCATTTATTAATTTATTTAAATATGTCAAGTCGATTTTTGGTAATTTAATTTTTAGTATTGATTTAGACATTAAATCACCATTATTTTTTGGTATATTTATGTACGAAGTAGTACCAAAATCTGGTGAATTATTAAAAGATAATTCAATAAATTTTTTACCAAAATTTGTATATCTTCTATATATTGTATGAAAAAATGTAATTTGTGGATTTCCAGTTAGGGATAAATCTTGTGTTCCACTTGTTATGACTTGTAATAATCCTCCACCCATAATATATAATCTTTCTTTATTATTAATATAATTTTTAATCTTTATAATTTTTTATTTTTAACGTGTTTAATTATAAAGATTAAAATATTATTATTTATTATAATAATGGAACAATTAATTAAAAATAACAATACAGCAATTAAAAATAATAATACAGGTGAATTTGATAATTTATGTTTAGGTATTGATTTTGGTACAACAAATTCTTGTTTATCTGTTTGGTATAAAAATAAATCAATAATAATAACAGATGTTGATGGTAGTGAAATAATACCTACTGTCATTGAAATTAATTCAGATAAAAAAATTGTAGGTAAACAAGCATATTTAAGAAAAGAAATTTTTCAAGATTCTGTTGGGATAGCTAATAAAAAAAATATTTTTTTAATTTATGAAATAAAAAAATTATTAGGAAAAAAATATTCTGAATTAAAAAAAAGTCAAATTGATATTTTAGCATATGAAATTAAACCAGATTGTGACGACAATATACTTATAATTGATAATGAAACACTAAAGTCTTATTATCCAGAAGAAATTGCAACACATTTATTTATGAGTTTTAAATTAAAAGCTGAATTATTTTTATCAAAAAAATTCAATACTCAAATAAATATAACAAATACAGTAATTTCTGTTCCTGCATACTTTAATAAAAATCAAAGACAAATAATTAAAAATTCTGCTCAATATGCTGGGTTTAATATATTAAGATTAATTAATGAACCAACAGCTGCAGCAATATGTTATGGTTTGGGAAAATCCGAAAAAAACAATGGATTAAATATAATAGTTTTTGATTTTGGTGGAGGTACTTTAGATGTAAGTTTATTAAATATATGTGATGATGTTTATGAAGTATTGGGTTCGTGTGGTAATAATAATTTAGGAGGAAGTGATTTTGATACCAAAATAATGGAATATGTTTTAGGTGAGTTTATTTATGTCAATAAAATAAATAATTATGATGAATTAATAACAAATATTTCTGAAAATTCTTTACAAAAATTAAAATTATTATGTGAACAAGCAAAAATTGCTTTATCAGAACATACCAATACAAAAATTAAAATTGATAATTTTTATAATAATATTGATTTAAATGTTAAACTAAGTAGAGAAACATTTAATGAAATTTGTCAAGATTTAATAAGAATTATTATTAAACCAATTAGTGATGTTTTAGAATCTTGTGAAAAAGATAAATCTGAAATAGATGAAATAATTATGGTTGGAGGAATGACTAGAGTACCAATAGTTAGATATAATGTTGAAAGATATTTTAATAAAGATGTAAATTGCTCTATAAATCCCGATAATGTAGTTTCAATTGGAACAGCAATACAAGGTTATATGTTATTAAATTCAGAATCTATTCAAGATAAACTATTATTAATAGATAGAACTTCTTTATCAATTGGTTTGGAAACTACAGGAGGTATAATGGATGTATTAATTCCAAGAGGTTCAATAATTCCAATTAAAAAAACAAAAAAATATTCAACTGATACTGATTACATTGATTCTATTAATATTAAAATATATGAAGGTGAAAGAAAATTTACAAAAGATAATTTTTTAATTGGAAACTTTATTTTATCTGGTATTGAAAAACAAAAAAAAGGTATACCATCTATTCAAATTACTTTTTCAGTTGATTCAGATAATATAATTAAAATTTATGCTGAAGATTTAGATAATCCATTAAATAAAAAATCTATTCAAGTTTCAGGAAATAAACAAAATTTATCTCAAGAACAAATTGAACAAATAATTACTAATGCTAAAGAAATGGATCAAATTGATAAAATAGATAAAATTAAAAAAGAGTCTTATGATTCTATTCTTGATAGTTCTAATAAAATTTTAGAAAACATATCAAGTGATATAATTAAAATACCTATCGAAATTAAACAAACAATTATTGATAATGTTACTGAAATTGTAAACTGGTTAAATAACACAAATTATAAAGAAATTGAAATTGATAAATATAAAGAAATTTTACACGATTATAAAATAAATTATTCTATTTATATTTTTCAACAATCAACACCACTAATTGAATTAGAAGCATCCAATATGAATGAAGAAAAAGATAAAGGAATTGAAATTTATGATGATGACACTAATGCTAAAACATATGAAGAACAAATTAATTATTTTAGAAAAATCGTTGATGATTATGATAATATTGGTAAACAAATTAAAATTATAAAATATATGAATAAAGCAAAAATAAATA